GCAATACACTGTTGTTTTTTTACAACAACAAAAAACCCCTAGTCTTTCGATCTAGGGGTTTGAGAATTTTGGAACTTTTTGGAACTTTAACTCATCAAACCCCGAATACAATACAGCCATGTGCGATTGCTCTCAATGGCTGAGCCACAATCGGATGCTATATTTGGAAAGGGTTTAAACTGATGAAACACAAATAACTCCTAAAATTTATATTCTATGTCTTATTTATACAAAAAAATTATAAATTAGCCCATTTTCCATGATTTATTGGCTCCCAATGAACATTTTCCCTAATAATTTCAAAAGAAGTTGGAGGCCATAAAATTCCGTGGTTCATTAAAACTGTTTGAAGTAGATATTCTGGATTATATTTGATACCTTGCATATACAAATTATCGAAATGATCTACAGAATTACAGTAAATTTCCATGCTACTTGGTAAGCCTATTGCAAATTGATCACAGAACCCACTCATATAACCACCAACTTCTACTGAATAACCATTTCTTTGGTTATTTGGTGTGTAAATTATATTTGGTGTCAAACAATTATGTGCGAGTTTTAAATCTATTACTTCATTTAAACCCAAATCGGTTCTGGATCTAATAACAAGATCATATTCTCCTAACTCTTTAACCCATGAATAACAATATTTGAGTATGTTATACTGCTGCCATACATTGATTGGATTACTGTAATATTGTTCATAATAACGTGAAGTATTTGAATAAAGTTCTGGATTTAAAAGTTCAACAAACTTAATTTTATACCAGGGAGGTAAATGAGGTTTTAATTTATCTCTTATTTCACCTGAGGTTTGAACAAGCCAGTTAGGAGATATTTTTGGATCAAATCCTGGATTTCTTCTCCAGAATACAATATACAAATCTATTTCTGAATTTTGAAGATTTTGTAATTGAGAATCGAAATCTTTAGAGAATCTTGCATTACCTGTTAATAACAAAGCAGTTTTCATATCAGACTGGTTTACTTCTCCATTTTATTTTTTCTTCTTTGATAGGTAATTCAGGATTACCTATATCTTTAAACACATACCATAATTGCTCTTTTATAGCAAACTTGGTATATAGACATGTTTCTAAACTGTATGCTTCCATTTCCCATGGATGATGATAATAATCCATTACTTCTGAATTGATTCTTTCACCTTTCCATTTTGATAAATTCTCATCGGTGTCACCCTTGACATATTGTCGAATGTGAACCATTTCATGCGCCAATGTAATAAATATTTCTCTGGCGCCAATCCAAGGATGTAATTCTATTACAAATTTCCTAGGTTTTTTAGCATCATTATTATCATCTATATATGCCAAACCCCAATAACTGCTTTTTTTATTAAACTTTATTTTTAGATGTACGTTTTCTCTGAGCCTTTTGCTTGGTATCAGATATTCAACATAAAAAAGTGCCGCTTTTCGTACAAACGGAGTGAAATTTTTTTCTGGACTATTGATCACTCTGAGATGCATATAATCCTCCAGGTATGCTCCATTTTATTTAGAGCAATGGATTTTTCATCTGGTGAATTATACTCTGTTTACGTTCACTCCAGCAGCATTTAAAAAATTAATACCATCTTCGGAACGGTAAGTATTTCTATAGTAAACTGAACTAATGCCACTTTGATAAACTAGTTTTGCACAGTCCATGCATGGTGCATGCGTAACAAATAAAGTTGAGCCGTTTCCAGATTCGGTAGATTTAGCTAACTTAGCAATTGCATTCGTCTCAGCGTGAAGGACTTCGGGTTTTGTTTTCCATTCATGTTTATATTCGTTGTTAAAAATGCCAGGTTCGATTTCTTTTCTATAGACAACTAAATCCTCACAATCATTGTCCCAACCAGAGGGCATTCCATTATAACCAATGGAAATGATACGATCATCTTTTACAATAATCGCGCCAACATGAAGGCGCCGAGCAGATGACAGTTCAGCAAAGGTCTCAGCGACCTTCATGTATGCATTAACAAATTTTTCTTTCACAGAACCTCAAACTCATCTTTACCAACACCACACTCAGGGCAAAGCCAGCCCTCAGGTAGTTGTTCAAAAGGAACATCACTATGTTCTTCATGAACATAACCACACACTACACAAATATGTTCTGGTATCATAGAGCCTCCAATACTTTTTTGTATGCATTTGCATGACGTTCTTCTACTTTCTTCAAAGCAGCGAAACGCTTTTCTGCTTTTTCTAGGACCATTTTGAAGTGTTCAGCATGTTCACGTGATTCGTTTGCTTGTTGTTTTGCTTCAAGCATAGCCTGTTCGTTACCTTCACGTTCAGCCTCTTCTTCCATCTGAGGATACATTTCTGTATACTCATATGTTTCACCATCGATAGCTTTCCGCAAGCACTCTTTAGTGTCGGGGCGCCCAATCAAGAGTTCTAGATGCCCCCATGCATGTTTAATTTCTTGATTGGCTGTTTCTTCGAAGTGTTTTGCAACATCTTCAAATCCTTCCTCACGAGCAATCTTAGCAAAATATCGGTACTTGATATGAGCCATCGATTCGCCAGCTAATGCTTTTTCTAAATTTCTTAATGTTGACATTTTTTTCCTTTGTTTGGCCCGGCCGGAGGGAATCGAACCCCCATTCGCACTTTAGAAGAATGCTGTCCTATCCGTTGAACGACGGCCAGAGAATTTATTTAGTGTAATCCACTTTATGAATGCATTTATCAACCAGCCAATGATTTACCCATTCATCTTTATCTTCTTTAAGACTTGCAACTATTTTATCAATGTCTTCACGTGTCACTTCACGCCCATCAATAATCATTTCACCGAGACATTTTTGTGTCAGTTCATCAAACTTACGATCATGTTCAGTCATCACCATTTCATCGTAAGCGTGTTCCAATGTCTCTGCTTCAATCAGCCACTTATGTCGAAAAGTGTGAACAGTATCAATCATAAAAATAGGCATTTTAAATCTCCGTAAAAAGCAATTCAAATTCATCGGCGCGGTTTTCGTACAGAATATAGCCGCGAGGATTACACAAAATGCGAGTTTCGCCAATCATATAATCAAAAACATCATGAGTGTGCCCATGCGTCCACAATTTGATTTGTGGATGGTCAAGAATAAACTCTGACAAGTCTGAGGAATATGCACCATTGGTGAGGTGATCACCATGATAATCAGGTTTCACCGACTGCTTTGATGGCGCATGATGCCCAACAACTACGAACTTACCTTCAGGGTTAGCGTCAATGACACTCTTGATATAGTGCATTGTACTCACATGTTCATTATACACAAACATTGGAGTAAGTTTTTCTCGATCTTCAATCATCACACTATTACGAATAATACGAAAATCGTTCATTACACGACTAACATGCCATAATGTATTTGGGTCATTTTTGTTCATGTCGGTCCAAAGAGTAGCACCAATGAAAGTGTATCCACCAATCTCAACCGTTTGCTTTTCAAGCAAATGAATATTTGTAAATTCTTCCAACTCTTCACGAAGAAGATTTTCAGTCAGTGTATAATCGCCATTGTAATGTTCATGGTTTCCCATGATATAAATCACATTTGGAAATTTCTCTGAGCAAGTACGAAAAAATTCCTTGTCTGTAGGATGGAATTTGTTAGCGACACAAATATCACCGGACAGAATGAGAACTTCCGCATTCTCAGTATTGTCAAAAAGAGTGGTGCCAAATTCCAGATGAACATCAGATGCAAGAGCGATTTTCATTTAGTTTTTTCCAAAGAATCTTTTCGGATATAATGTAAAGGTTGTTTTTGATTTGAGGGATAATTTTTTACTACAGGTAAAAACAAAACACCATCAATTTCTTTAGATGGCCAGTGCGCTAATGTGTAATAAACATCCGTCAAATTAAAGCGGTTGCGCATTTTAATTGGTTGATTTTTTGTATTCATGGCTTAAACAATAAGAAAAGGAAACATACTGACATGAGACAAAATGTTACCAACCTTCCAACTAGTGCGCCAAGAAAGGCACCCAAAGCAAAGGCAGTAAAAGTTGTCATTGTCAAGTATGTTTCCATGTTAACTCACCGCATCCATAATAAAATTATACTCGAAAATGACTATTCTGTCAAGAGTGTTGTATTTTTGCTACCAATTTGAATTTTCTTTGGCTTTCTTTCTTCTGGAATAATATTTTCCAGTTCAATTACAAGAAGCCCATCGACAATATTAGCAGATTTTACCTGTACCGTTTGTGCCAAAATAAATCGATGATTGAAG